CCAAATCCTCATCATTGTATTCAAATAGCTCACAACGTAGTTTATAGGTTGGAAGATTACTTAATTGATAAAATGGTTGTTCGTGCTCAACATGCATAATTTGAAACAACGAACGTGATAGAGGAATGTAAATTAGATCACCTTCAAGGGGTCTAACTGAATTAATTTCATTATCATATCTACCAACAGTTTGAGTCCATCTTCTTCTAGCCACAACAAATGTGGCTTGGTCTCTTATTTCTACACCAAACTTAGTAAATAAATCTCCATCACCATCAAAACCTTCTATGTTTTCGATGTACATTTCGATTTTATGAGATGAATTAAAACTAGACGGAACATCATCACCAAAAATAGTATCTTCGTTTACAATATCTCTTGGAAGATAGTAAACGTCCTGACCGTACATTTTAAGTGATTCAATTACAATATCCTCGTAAAGATATTGTTCAGATCTTACTGTATCTGAAAAGTAAAGATTGCGTGCCATTTATTATCCCACAAAGAAGTCGATTGGGAGTTCATGATCAGAGCGTATTTTCTCTCTTAATCTTTCAATGTCTTGAGTTGCGTCGTCAAATAACTGCCGGCCATTTAACATTACACCGCCTGGTAACTGCATACCCTCAAATTTAATAAGGTTAGCACCCCATTGTTGTTTGATAAGTGCTGTCGTATATTCTTTTAACCACATATCATTCCAGATTTTTGTGTGCGTTGAAGGATCTACTATACTGTACGCCTCAACTACAATATAGTCATTTACCAGAAGATCACCATCATTAAAATCACCATGAATATAAAGTCTATTTTGATTTCTTACAAAGTCAACCTGAGGTGTCCCTGTCAACTTCATATCTAGTAAAGCAAGATACTGCTGCATCTGTTCGTAATAAGCAAGATCTCCAATATATGAATGAAGATCTGCAATGTCATTTAGATGCATTTGATACTTAATGTCAAAGAAATTTTTATTAATAGATCCACTCGTTAGAGCAAACATTTTAGTTACACTGATTACATCGGATGAAATAGGAACGTATTCATTCGTAATGTCATCCGATGTAATCTGATGCTTTAGGAATGTTCTAAATGTGGCTTCGGAATGAAACTCTTGATAGTATTGTAATGCCTCGTCAACTCGGTCTTCTAACTGATCTACGTCAACATTAATTTCAATTACTGGATCGCCTAAACGGCGCTTGCAGTAATCAATTAATGTATCTCTAGAAGTAGGGTTTGCCATTTTGTATTCCTATTTTAAACTATTTATTAGTTCAATAAAGTTCCGGATGCGTCATATACATCAATTCTATAAAAGGCACCTTCTTGGCCATCTAATGTATCAGCATCTAGACCAGAACTTGCACCGTCTCTTGCTTTGATAGCCTCAAGAATCGGTGTACCAAATGAACCAATGGTAGCTGAATCAAGTGTAACTTCATCAGCAGCAACGCTAATACCTAAACCAGCACCAACATTCAAGGTTCTAGTAGCTGATATATCACCACCACCAGTTAAGCCAGACCCTGCTGTAATGGTTACACCCGTATGTGCTACATGTTCATCAGCAACAAAGCCTGATAAATTATCGTGGACAATATCGCCATCTGTTGTAGTAAACGCGCCTGTACCACTATTGTATGTAATTCCAGTACCACCACTAAAATGAGCTCTCACTTCACTTGCACTTGGCCCAGTGTATGTTATAACGCCTGTGCCGCTATTATAGCCTAAAGATCCATCACCTCCGGCATCTGTTACACTCACAGAGCCTCTAGCTCTAGCTTGTGTAAAGTACTCATTTGTACCTTCACTTAGATTCGTTGTTGTATATGGATCTAGCGTAATTACCTGTTGGAAAGTACCACCATCAGCAGTACCAATTGTAATTTTACCAGTAGCAGAGTCGAAGTCAAATGTACTTACACCAGCAACTGATACTTCACTAATACTATCAACTAATCCATACTGATTAACAGTAATAACTGGAACTAATGCTGCAGAACCAAACGATCCTGATGTTCCAGGCATTTTAGTTTGAATAACTTTATCAAATGATCCACCATCCGCAGTGTTAATCGTAAATGCATGTGTGGCACTATCAAACGCTAGCGATGCCACACCAGCAACTGACACGCTACCAATACTATCAATGAAACCTGATGCATCAACTGTCAGTACTGGCACTAACGAAGCTGACCCGTATGTTCCAGCTGTAACAGTCGTGTTTGCAGATCTGTTAAAGTCGGCTGTAATAATGCCGGCAGAAAAGTCTCCACTTACATCTCTAGCTACAATTGTCGATCCAGTATTTGTATCTGTAGCTGATGTAGCAGAGTTTTGGACTTTACCAGCCGTACTAATTGTAGCTAGTTTAGTGTCTGCGATCGCTGCTGCAGCATTTATATCAGCATTTACAATCGACCCAGCAGTAATTTGTGAAGTGATACTGATGCTTGAACCACCATTAAATGATGTAGCAGTGCCAGTAACATCACCACTTATAGCTATTGTTCTCGGGTTTTGTAATAATGTAGCAGTTGAAGCATTACCAGTAACATCACCTGTTAGATTACCTTCAAAGGTTGAGGCTACCATAGTACCTAATTCAAATGAAGAGTCGGATGTATTAATATTGCCTTCTACTTCAGGATCATATCTATTAAATACTTTAAACTTTTCATCACTGGCATCTCTAAAGAAACCTGCATGACTATATGGTTCAGTTGGGGTATTATAGTTACCAACAATACCTAGATCAACATTTGTCGGCGAAGCTGCACCAGACCATCTAGAACCTGAATCATGTCCTGTTGTAGCCTCAAAAGTAATTTTTACATTATAACGTAGAGGAATTAAAGTAGCACCATCAGTTCCTAGCTGCCATGTAGTTGGGCCACCAACACTGTCAAAACCTAGTCCTGTTGAGTCACCACTAAAATACCATTTAATAGTGTCACCACCACCGCCGGCAGAGTCTGTTGCTGTAATTTCAACATTGTAAGTTACATCACTATCACCTTCATAATAATCTTTTAAGGTAGCATCATTTAATCCAGTGCCATTGAAATTTGTTGTTACAGTATCACCAGCACCAATATAGATGAAGTTATTTGTGACATTAAGATTTTGAACAGTTGTAGTTGTTTCTGAACCAAGAATATTAAGGTTACCTGCAACGGTCATATTACCGTCTACTCTTAGGTTACCCTCAGTTCTAATATTTTCAGCAATTTCTGGTTGTAGATGGACTTGAATACAACCACCTACATTGCCACCTGTTGCTGAATCTACTACAAGAACAGCACCAACTTGGAAGGGCCAGTTTGGAAAATCTGGGGAATATGATACTAAACCACCAGCAGAGTCTGGTGACACATGAAGAAAATCTCCAACATTAAATGCTGTCGTGTCTAAACCTCCAAATAAACCTGAGTAGAATACAAAACCAAATGATCCATTAGCTATTGTATGTGCTGTTAGGCCAATTGTATTATAAACTGTATTAAATGCATCAGCCTTTGCTAATGCAATAGTTGGAAAGTCATTGGCTGCACCAGTAACATAGACTACTTTACCTTTTGGAATATCTGCACCAGAGTTATTATAAACTCTAATAACTTGGTCTTGACCAATTTTAATATTAATCTCTGAGTTTGAATATGTTAACGCATCTGGACCTTGGAAGTAGAATAGATCACCTTCATTTGGTGGGTCAGCAGGCAAATTATTTGGAACATCAACATCTGTATATTCTGTTGTGTTTAAGTTCAGAATTTTAAAGTTACCAGAATCAGCCTCAATTTTTCCAGAAACTTTAAGTCTATCTTCGACTCTTAAATACTCAAAATGTTCAGAAAATGGATCAACAAGAACCATACCATCTGTAGAGTCTACGGTCATAACACGAGCAATATGTTGTGGATATCCAGTATCAACAGTTACAGCTGTATTTGTTAACTGACCTGCAGAGTCGGCTGAAAGATATAATACATCACCTGCTGTATATGCAGAGGTGTTTAAATCTCTAACCATACCATAACGTGTTATCCAACCATGGCCACCGTTTGGTATATCCATTGTAGCTATACCAGTAGCAGTACCTGTTGAAGAAGTATTTGCTCTGGCTAGTGAGACTTGTGGGTGTTTGCCATGAGCAGTACCGGAAATGTAAACAGCTTCACCAATATTAACTTGCTGACCTGTCAAGTTATGTACATATAAGAGTATCTCTTGACCAACATTTAGAGTTACGCCAGGAGATGTATTCTCTAAAGTTCTCAGAGTTATGGATGGACCTTTTTGCTCATCAGAATCATAGTACATTGTACCAAATGTTGATGATGGTGCTGTGGCTCTTGAATTAAATTTGATATTATCTAAAACAGCAGAGTCGCCTGTAATTTTAGCAAAGGTGACATTATCTGTTGTACCTACATCTTGGCCAATTGCAACATCACCATCTGTGATTGTTACACCTGTTCCCCCAGTAAAGTGCGCCCTAACTTCAGAAGCAGAAGGACCCGTATAGGTAATTACTCCAGTATCGGAGCTGTATGTCATACTACCATCGCCGCCAGCATCTGTCAAGCTTACGGCGTGTTTGGCGTCAGAGTCAGCTCTAGCAGTTGTATAGTAGAGATTACTACCTTCTGATAGATCAGCTGTAGATTTTGCATTAAAGTCGCTGTCAAAACCTGCTACTGAGCCTTCGAAGCTACCTGTTACTGTACCCTGTACTGTTAGATTACCAACAACTAACGCGTTTGCTTGGAAGGTAGCGCTGTCATTGACAACTAAGCCATTTTTTACCTTAAAGTCTTTTTCTGCCATAGTTCACTTTCCCCAGGCGTTAAGATATGATTGTTTTCACCGGCTTGACAGCTACTGTGCCAATACCTGCTGTTCTAGCAAATTTAAGTCTAATGTCTCCGCCAGAAACATCAGCACTTAATGTACCAATATCACTATCACCTGTGTATGAATTTACCATACCATATTCTGTATAAAATACGTTTGATTTATTATAGGTAACCAAAACCTTTGACATTTGTGAATGATTATTATCAGAATCATCCATATGCACTACATATTCAATAGATTTAAAATCACTGTTATGAGCAACCGTATCAATAATTACTGTAGCATCAGAAGAAGCTAAAGTTTGTGTTGGTGCCGTTATTGTAGAACCAGTTGTATTAGTTAGAGAGTTAACTGTAGGACTACTAGATGAATCAACCCCAATAACACCTGAGGCTATAGTAATACCACTGCCACCGGAGAAATGAGCTCTTACCTCAGAAGCTGATGGACCTGTGTATGTTATAACACCGGTCGCATTACTATAAGTTAAACTGCCATCACCACCAGCATCCGTTATACTAATAGCATTTTTAGCGGCACTATCTGCTCTAGCATCTGTGTAATAAAGGTTTGTACCTTCGACCAAGTTAGTAGTAGTTTTTGTAGCTAATCTTACATCAAACGCTGAATCATCTCTAGCTAAGGTATAATAAAGGTTAGTGCCTTCAGTTAGATCTGATGTTGTTACTGCATCAGTACTTAATGCTAATCCTAAATCGCTATCAAAATTAGTTTTGGTATATATATTTTCTACGTCAAAGCTAAATTCACCTGTGCCTGAATTATAAGTTAAATCACCAGCAGCAGAGAAATATCCTCTAATTGTCGCAGTAGATGTAGCATCACCTAAAGCAGAGTCAAACCGCCCTCTTGTATAATATAGATTTGTGCCTTCAGATAGATTAGTGGTCGTATAAGGATCTAAAGTTATAACCTGACTAAACGATCCACCATCAGCAGTACCAATAGTAATCTGACCTGTAGCAGAATCAAAATCAAAAGTACTTACACCAGCTACAGAGACTGTGCCTGCTGAGTCAATTTGACCTTGTGCATTAATTGTAAGCACTGGAACTAATGAAGCAGAACCATATGTAGCAGCAGCTACACCAGTATTTGTAATGTTTATAGTGTCAGTAGAAGAGTCATAAGTGATTCCAGTTCCACCAATAACCGCTGCACCTAAGTCACTATCAAAATTAGTTTTTGTATAAACTGTTTCAACATCAATACTAAATACACCAGTCGCTGGATTATAACTTAGATCACCCGTTGCACTAACAGCTGCGCGCGCATCGCTATCAGCTCTAGCTGTTGTATAATATAGGTTCGAACCTTCAGTTAAATTTGCAGTCGTGTAATTACTTAAGACATTTGTTGTAGTACCAAATGGTCTGTTAAAGTCCCAAGTCCCAGTGGCGTTTGTATAAATTATAGAGGCGCCTGAACCATTGACAGTAATACCAGCACCATCTGACTGTGATGAATCTTGGGCAGAATCAGCTAAAACAATATTTAGATCATTAATTGATAATGTTGTAGAATTAACTGTTGTGGTTGTACCATTAACTGTCAAATCAC